ATCCTTCCGCCTGTACTTCCCGTGAGACTTCTAACAAAGTCTGATAGGCAATCGCAACGTCCGGGTTGGTTTGATCAAGAGTGGTCACAGGAGCCTGACCACATGATTGCAGTATTTGATTTACAGCGGGTAGCTCTTGTGTAGAGTTAGTGGTCGGAAAAGCCATAATATTTTAAGGTTAAAAAAAAGGATCTCCGAAGAGACCCTTAATGGATATTTAAATCAGAATGCAGAAGGAGCTGAAGCACCTACATACAGCTCAACAGCTGCAGCAGGGTTCAGATAATCTGCACCCATAGCCAAGCGGCCCAGGATTACGTCTCCCTGATAAATCACGGATACGTCATTACTAGTTACTTGAACTTGTGGGCCAATTGCTTCAACACAACCAGCCGCTTCTTTCTGAAAGATAAGGCCAGCAGATACAGCACCGAACTCAGAGCCGGTACCGTAGTCATTGTTGATGCCGGTTTGTGCAGTGGAAGCATCTTCCAATGCAGGGTTCACGAAATCACCAGTGTTACCAGGATCAGTCTGACCAGTCGTACCGCCGTACTTGGTACCGTAACGGCCAAGGAAGGGGATATTCATGGACTTGTAGATCTTGATACCAGCAATCTCAATGATGCCGTTACCACCTTGAAGAGTAGTACCTTGAGCATCACGATTGACCAGTCCGTTGGAACCAACAGCTTGGATCAATTCATAATATTGTCTAGGGTTCAAGACCCCGACCCTGCCATCCTGACTAATTCCTTTCTCGTCTAATGCTGCAGCAGCATCATAGAAAGCAGCAATCAAGCCAGCAGAAGCAAATGCATCAGATTCATTGGTGGTTGTACCAACACGGATCTGAGTACCACCGGGTTCAACAAAGTTGGACTTAGTGATAGGTGATGCCTGACGTGCTCCACGTGCAATAGCACGGAAGATCAAACGGTCATACTTTTCTGCAAGTGCATATCCGATCTTACGTGATACCTCCGAGCGCAAATCGTAATGCGCAAGTGTTTCATCGAGATCATACAAAAATGCACTGGAGATAAGAAGATCATCAATAGTGATTGTCTTCTCGGCTACTGGAGGTGCACCATCGGTGTTACCTAGGATTGCATTTCCAGGAGTATGATACTCAGCCGTTGTACGACCGGTATAGATGAACTGCAATGACTTGCCGTTCTTTAGTGTACGCTTCATCACCAAATCACGAGCGATCGCGTTTTGCTGGAAGCCTTTGAACATTTCTCCACTGAACAATTTCAAGTAGAGAGCACGAGAATCACCCGTGCTATTTGACTGGCCAGGCCTTGTTAGGTTAGTGACCAGTGTAGAATTTTGTTGTGCCATTTAAGGAGTAAGTAAGTATTTTCAAACTCCAAGATCTTGGATTAATTATTTATGTGGTCTTTCCCACCGTCTAGACGGCAAAGGGTATCCTCGTAAGGGCCGATGCCAATAGTGATGAGGGGAATTGCACCCCTCTGTAAGATCTATCTCACTTGGTGTACGTGACACCGCGATAGCAATAAGTCTTGCCTTGCACAGTAACCTCCTAAGAAGTCCAAAAGCCCCGTTCCATGCTTATGGTGTCATGCGTCCATTGATTTATTGAATGATACTTCTAACATCATTTTGTCTAGATCAGATTTTAATCTCATGAAAGCTTCTTGTTCTGATGGATCACCACCAGGCCAAGTCTGTAAATATTTAGATACCGCTTTATGGATTAAAATAATCCAGGCATCATTGACTGCTATTTCGTAGTATTCCATAAATCAATAGATGAACGGACGTGTGCAAGATTGGCTCTGAGTTTTTCCAGTCTCAGATCCGTAACCTTCCTTGGGAGTTTACAAGGAAAAATCAGATATTATCTAGCCTCTGAGGGGGCTAATGTTAGCCATACTTTTTCTTGATCTTCCTCTTAGCAAGAGGTAATTGAGGGCCAGTACGTTTTAGGAAAGTTTCTTTTTCATTTGGGTTAGTTGAACCCTTACCTTTGTTATAGATTTTTTGTCCTTTCTTAGCAGCGCCATGGCCGGGTCCGATCTCATATGACTGTGCTGTGAAGTTACTATCAAATGCTTTTTGAATGTCTCCTTTTTTCTTTTTCATTAGGACTTTCTAGTAGAAGGTTTCCTTGCTGTTTTTGCAGAGCGTTTAAAATTAGCTGCAGTTGGAGCACCTTTAGCTCCGGGCTTTCTCATCTTCTCTCCACTACCTTCAGCAATACGCTTACGCTTAGCGTGGATATTTGCATAGAGACCGGATTTAGCCATTAGTATTTTTTACCTGCAGGTTTTTTAGTGGTCTTTTTTTTCTTAGCACTAGAAGCAGCCTTCATACCTGCAGCGGTATAAGGATACTTCTTTCCATTAACCATTGGCATTACCAAACTCCTGGAATAATTTGTCCTGTTAGTGCGTATGCACCTAGTGCTGCAATAACACCAAGCATTGCCAGACGACCATTCAATCGTTCCGCATGCCGCTTTTGATCTACTCCGTCCATTACTTCCATCCGTGGTTCTTGTGGCCAGATTTGTGTATCGTTCATCAGAAGCTGTACTTAAGCCCAGCCTTTGTTCCGTAGCTAGCAGTATCGCCAGTCAAGAATGAGACCTCTCCATAAACAGAAAGCTCATCACTGATTCCATAAGAACCTCCTGCTTTGCCGGACAGTTCTACGTCTCCGTCTTCACCATCTGGTGCCAGTAGCGCAGGCCCACCCTGCACGTACCAGTTAGCACCTTCGTAACCAACGTGTACATCAGTTGCAGATCCAGTGAAATCAGATCCTGAATATCCTGAGTTCATCTCAACATTAGCGTAAGGACCAGCAAGTACAGGGGAAGCAGCAAAAATAGCTGCAGGAATAATTGTAAGAATTTTCATTAGTTTAAAGAATTAATAGTTTAGAAATCAATATCAGAACGATCTAGTTTTTTAAGTACATCAGTTCGATATGCTGGATCGTTGTCGTAGCGTGGATCACTCATTGCTTTAACAAGTTCTGCCTGACTACGGAAACCTTCTGAGGAATCAAACGAGGCAGAGCCTGTCAACATTTGACCATCAGTTCCTACAGTTTCGTTATACCTATAACGCAAAGCTTGCGCGGCAAAGAAAGCAGAGGCAGGGTCTCCACGATCCATAACCTGATCATACATTTCTATTTCTTGTTCAGTAAGATTATCTTTAGCCCAGCCAAGCATGGCTGAATATTCATTAGTTCCACCTACTGAATCTTGTATGGAAGAAATATCATCATCAGACAATTCAGATGGTACTGATTGCTGCTCTACATTATTACGGTACTCAAGGTACATATTAGCCAGTTCAGTGCTATCCATTTCTGAAAGCGTTGACATGGTTTCATCTGACAAAGTGTCAGAACTAGCTTGTTCCCATAGAGAATCTAAGAAATCAGTATTACCTTCTTCAGGTTCATACTCCGGCTCAGACTCATCAGTTTCATCGGTGGATGATCCAAGCTTTGTTTGCAATTCTAAGTAAGCTTTCTCTAAAGCTTCTGGATTTTGAAACTTACCAGCTAGCAGAGACTCTTGCTCTGCTGCCATTTGTTCACCTACCTGCAGTGAGTCTTGCTCTTCTGCATTCAGTTCACCAGGCGCTGATTCTGCTCCATCATATGTAAGTGTTGTCATTTAATAATTTATTGTGGGGGTGCTTCTTGTTGATTCATCTCAGCTTCTGCAGCTTTCTGTTCAACAGCACTGAGTTGTCCAGCTTGTTTGGTTAGTTCCATACCTTGCTCTTGTTGCTGTTGTTCCTGCATTTCTTGCTGCATTTGTTCCTGTGTCTTAACAAGGTTGAGAACATCAATACCTTGAGAAGCAGCTAGACGCTTGATAACTTCTTCTGGATTAATGTAACGAGTAAGAGCTTCAGGACCAATAGTCTGAGCAATAGTCATCATAAACTGACCAAGACTTTCTCTATCTTGGCCGCGACCTAATGCATTAATACCTGCAACAATGGTAGGTTTAACAATCCCCTTGGGGATCTTAGGAATTTCACCAGTACGCTGAAACACAGCGAGC